AAATTAATTTACAATCTATTAGATTACAATCTACTAGATTACAATCTATTAAATTACAATCTATTAGATTACAATCTACTAGAGTACAATCTAATAGATTACAATCTACTAGATTACAATCTAATATATTAGAATCAAAAAATGATATCACAAATAATATAAAAAGATATATTCCAAAAACATATAATCAAAAAGAATATCAAAATGCATTAAATGATCCAAATATAGATTTATTGTTTTGCTTAGGACCCGCTGGTACAGGAAAAACATTATTTGCATGTAAATATGCGATTGAATCATTTAAAAATATGGAAAAATCAAAAATTATAATTACACGTCCTATAAAATCTATTGATGAAGAATTGGGTTTCCTTCCAGGTAATATACAAAAAAAGATGTATCCTTGGACAATACCAATATTTGATATATTTGAAGAATATTATTGTAAAAAAGATATTAATAATTTAGTTATTGATAATTTAATTGAAATAGCACCTTTAGGATTAATGCAAGGACGTACTTTTAAAAATAGCATTATCATTGGCGATGAGATGGAAAATAGTACTCCATGTCAGATGTTCATGCTTTTAACTCGTATTGGTGAAAATTCAAAAATGATTATAACAGGTGATTTAAAACAAACAAAAGATGAACATAATGGATTAAATAATATTATTACAAAATTAAATGAAAATTATAATGAAGAACAATTATATTTAAAAAGAATTAAAATAATTACTATGAAAGATAGTGATATTCAACGACATCAAATCGTTACTACAATAAATAATTTATATAAATAGAAGGTAAATTCATATTTTATATTATAAATATTTTATGTAATACATAACATATTTTATTTGTGAGGTGTATTAAATATTTAAAAAAATGCAGATGTGTACATAGATTCTGAATAATAATTATACATATGAGCAAAAAAGTGCAAAAAAATTAATGATTTTTTTTACAGATATCTCAAAAAAATCTACTAAATATATTTTTTATAAAAAATGATAGATAAAAAAAAAATTGATTAATTTTTTATATTTAAAAAATTAATATATTTATACTATAAAAATTATAAGAATGACAGAAATAAATATTAATTCTGATTTAGATAAATTTATATTAAAAGATCTTAAAGAATTATGTAAAAAATATAATGTAATTGGTTTTAATAAAAAAATTAAGAGTGATATTATAAAGATGCTATATGATAAATTAAAAAATAATAATGAAGAAAATATAGAAAAAATAAAGAAGGAAAAAATAAAGAAGGAAAAAATGAATGTTATTGATTTGTTTTGTGGTTGTGGCGGAATGTCAAAAGGATTAACAGATGCAGGATTAAATATTATAGCAGGAATTGATATATGGGATAAAGCAATATTAAGTTATAAAAAAAATTTTCATCACCATGCAGTATGTATAGATTTAACAACATTACCTCCTGAAAAATTTAATGAACAGTATAATACAAATAATGAAATAATAGACTTAATAGTTGGAGGACCACCATGTCAAGGATTTAGTATTGCAGGTAAAAGAGATACAAAAGATCCAAGAAATTCTTTATTTATGGAATTTGTAAAATATATAAATTATTTTAATCCTAAATCATTTATTATGGAAAATGTTATAGGTATTTTATCTATGAAAACAACAACAAATGAAAAAGTGATAGATATTATATTAAATGAATTAAGTAAAAATTATAATTGTATTGTATGTAAATTATATGCTAGTGATTTTGAAGTACCGCAAAATAGAAGAAGAACAATAATAATAGGTGTAAGAAAAGATTTAAATATAATACCTACTGAACCTGAACCAATTTTAACAATTAAAAATAGAATACCTGTAAAAAATATTTTATTAAATAAAGATGAAGTTGATAAAAGTTATTATCTTAGTAATAAAGCGTTAGAAGGTATAGCAAATAAAAAAAAAAAATCAGAGGATAAAGGCAATGGATTTGGAGCACAATATTTAGATATGAATAAACCTTCTTATACAATTCCTGCTAGATATTGGAAGGATGGATATGATGCATTAGTAAAATATAATGATACTGAAATCAGAAGATTAACTATATTAGAATTAAAAAGAATTCAAAGTTTTCCAGATGACTATATAATAGAAGGAACAAAAAAAGATATTATAATGCAAATAGGTAATGCTGTAGCATGTAAATTTGGTTATTATTTAGGTAAACATATTATTAAAATTCTTCAATAATCAATAAATTCCAAAATTTAGTATTGGAACTTCTGAAGTGAGAATAATTACGCGAATTACCTTCATACATTCCACTATCAAATATTATTATTTTATTTTTAATATTTTCAACAAAATATTCATAATTAAATGGTTTACCAAAACATATTTTCTCATAAGTATTTTTTATTTTTTTACAAATAAAAAAACCTTTTTTATTAAATTTATTATTTATATGTTTCTCTAATTTATTTTTTTATTAGTTTTCAAAAAATAAGGTAATTCATTTTTTGTTGTTTTTTGATCTTTATCAAATAAATAATATATACATAAATCATTATTTTCATTAAAAATCATGTTTTGTCCACGATGATTCCAATTATTATATGTTGGAACACAACTTCCAGACCATGAATATCTATTATTTTTTTTTTCATTTTTTGTTCCAAAATATTTTATATAGTCATTTTTAGTAATTTTAATATCATCAATCCATTTATTATATTCTTTTATATATGATTTTTTGGATGAAAATAAATATTCACTTGCACTAAAATCACCAAAACTAATTTTTGAAGAATTTTTTTTCATTTCATATCCATATAAATCAGGATTATTTTTATCATTATGTTTTACACCCATTTTTGTTTCTAACCAGTAACCTTCTTTACCACAATGATTATTAGATTCTAATATTATATCAATACCCTTAATATTTTTTAAAAATAAATCTATTATTTTTTGTTTATCTTTATCTATATCATTATATAATGTTTCATTATTTAATTTATTATTGTAGTGTAATTCTTCCTTTATTGTTTTAGTTTCGTCATTAATATTTAGTTTTTTTAAATGTTGTTCAATTTCTTCCATATATCAATATTATTTTATAATAATATTGATATATATAAAATTAAGCTTAATTTATAAATCATTTTTTTTTAGTAGTCCAGTTTAAAATTGTGGTAAATTTTTAAAAACCAGTTTTAATCAAGACTGATATAAATAACTCTTTCGAGTCTATCTGCTTTATAACACTCTTTAAGAATGTTTAGAGACAAATTTAAAAAACCCTTTTTTTGGGGGAAATATTTTAAATAATGTAATAATTTAACCTTCTATTTATCTCTATATTTTTTGAAGTCTACTTTTATCTTAATTTATTATAATATAAATTTATATGAAATTATTAAAATAAAATTTAACACAATTTTAAAATGGACTTTTACCATAATATATTTTTCAGTATTCATATTTTCTTTTTTTATATAATAGATATTCTCTTCTTAACATAGCATTTTAACTTTATAAAGTCAATGCTATAAACTTAATAATATTTTATTAATAATAAAATATTATTTTTTTATAAATTATTTGTTTATAAATTATATTTTTATATAATACCAATGCTAGAAACTTTAATATAATAAATTAACAATATTTTTTTAAAATAAATTTTTTAATCATATTTTTACAATAAAAATAACTAATATTAATATTTTAAATAAATATTTTTATATTTATTAAATATATTTTCTTATATTATTATTTTATTGTATTTTATAACAATATAATTTATAAACGAATAATATTTTATTATTAATAAAATATTATTAAGTTTCTAGCATTGAAGGAAAATATGTAGAGATAGAGGGTTTGAAGAAAACCCAGGTTTTCCTTACAAACCTTTCCTTTTTAAAAGATAACTTTGAAAGGAAAATATGTAGAGATAGAGGGTTTGAAGAAAACCGGAGTTTTACTTTACAAACCTTTTCTTTTGAAAGAAAATATGTAGATAGACGACATTGTTAGAAACTTTAATATAAAAAATTAGCAAGATTTTATCTAAAATAAAATTTTTAATAACATTTTTATAATAAAAATAACTAATATTAATATTTTAAATAAAAGTATTTTAAATAAGTATTTTTATATTTATTAAATATACACTCGAATTTAGGATTTTTGGACACTTTTTTATTAAATTATAAATTATAAATTATAAAATATTTTATAATTTAATAATAAATCAATTTAAAGACAAGTAATAAATTTATATTTTTAATAAATAGTATTTAAAGAAATTTTAAAAAAGATAAAGTGTTATATCATAATTTAATATTTCTTTAAGTATACATTAATATTTTATCATAAAATTTATAAATCATTATAACAAATATTTTTGAAATATTAGCCTGTCTCTAAATTCTTTAACAATATCTTTATAGTCATAATTAAATGATCTTTTGAATATAGATAAAAAATTATATTTATTTTTTACTATGTCATTTATAGATAAAACAATCATATTAATTATATAATTTTTTTTATTATTTAATAAATTTAAATTTTTTATATAACTTTATCTCTAATCCAATAATAGATTTTTTATAAATTTTTTCTTCATGATTAAATACTACTTTTAAATGTTTTACAATATTATTTAAACTATAATTTTTATCTTTTAATTTAAATAATGTTACCATAAAAATAAGATTATATATCATATTTTCTTATTTTTTTAAAAATATTTTAAATTAAAATAAAATTTTAATTTATTATAAAGTTAAAAATTAATTTATTATTAAATTATAAAATATTTTATAATTTAATTCTTTAATAAAAAGATGTCCATAAATCCTAAATTTGGATGTAAAAAGGTGTTCAAAAATCATAAATTAGTGTGTAAATAAATAATATTTTATTAATAATAAAATATTATTAAGTATCTAGTTCTGAGATAGAAGGTATAAATATATTTTTTATAAAAAATCTTATTTATATAAAAAAGCATAAATAAAAAAAATAAAAAGTAATAACATTATTAAAAACATTTGTTTACTATTTCTTTTTCTATCTAATTCATCCATACTATTATCAAACTTTTCAATATTAATTTGCGTTGGATCTTCAAATATTGGATTTAAGGTTTTATAAGGATAGGTATATGTTGGCATCCCATTTTCTGTATAATTTTGATTTAATGGATACGTTAAAAAATCTTTATTTTTCCTTAATGAAAAAGATGGTTCTGGATAAAACGTATTTCTATCATAATACATCATAGGATTCTGATTTTCAAGTGATAATTGAACAGGATTTTCAACAGTATATTCTAGTTTTTTTTCATTCATTCTTTGATTAAAATCAAATGGATAATCAACGCCAAATTGATTTCCTCTATAAAAATTTGCATTATCAGATCCTCCTGGTTCATTACAAACGATACCAACAACTCCTTGTGCTTTAGAATCTAATAAATAACATGAATCTTTATTATAAGGTTGTGTTTTAGAACTCGGGCAGTTTTTATCTCCTTCATATGGAACATTTAATCGTTGATCACGTGGCGAAGGTTGTAAAAAATTACAATATTGTAATTCATCATCTTTTCGTGATGATACATTTAATACTGCGGGATATGGTGAACTACCATAATTTACAGGATTTGCAACAGATGGCGTCGGAGATTTAAAATATGGTACGGGTAATATATTTTGCTCATTACTATTTATATCAATTGATATATCTTGCATATTTAATAATAACAAATATTTTTATTTATAAAATAATGCTTTAAAATAGGAAGGTGTATGAATGAGAAAGATTAAGTTTCGTCCTAATTATTCTATCTCTCTTGTGGAGATTGATATGGTATTTTTAAAATGTCAAATATTTCATGTTCGGACGTTAAAAAATGAACAGAACCATCATTTAAATTTGTTAATGCATATTCATTTAAGCTTAAATTTTTTTCTAATGCTTTATTTCGAATAAATACATTAAAATTTTTACTTCCAGTAAAGTATATTAAGGATGAAAAATAGGAATTGTAATTCACAATTCGAATATCTATTCTTCGTGCAACAGTATAATTTTCTAATTTACAAACACCCATAAATTTAGTTTTTCCTTTAGATGTTAAATTTCCAATAATAAAATTCATTTTGGTTGATTCTTTTATTATTTTTGTTAAAAATGTTGATTCTTCTATATTTGAAGGATAATTTGGATGAGAAACTAATATATCAATATCTCCAGATTCATGAAGACCTCTTCTATAACTTCCACATATTTCAAATATTAAGTTTTTATCTATTTTATGAATAATTGTATTCATTATATTTTTAATAATATCTATTTCTGATCTTGGAATTTTTTCTTGAAGATCATAATAATATTTAATTCCTAAATCAATATGATGAGTACTTTTTATTTTACCATTCGTAATAGCTTCTTTAACATCTTCAACATTTTTACATCCTAATTCTAACCATTTTTTTGCACGTACATTTCCAACACCGGTAATTAATAATAAATTTTCTAAATAATTATTTGATTCGGTTGTTTCAGTTAATTCTTTTAATGTTCCAGTTGCTAAAATCTCATTAATTCTTTTAGAAATCTTTTCACCAATTCCTTTTAATTCTTTTTGTAAAATTTCACCAGAAATAATATCTTTTTCGTATTTTTGAATTTGGTTTATTGCAATAGATAAAGCACGTGTATTCCATTTTTTATCATTATTTAATTGATAAATTTGTTTAAGCTCTTCTAATTTCGAAATAATTAATAATTTTTTGTCCATCTTTTAATAATAATATTAAAAGAATATTTTAATAATATTTATTTTCAATTTTTTTTTTATATTTTATTAGTATAACATATAATGTCAACAACAATACCGTCAGCATCAAATATAGGTACAATAGGACTTATAGAAATTCAATCATTACAACAACTTTTAGATAAAAGTGCAACTTTACAACCATTAACGTCTGTAGAAATAACAAATATAAATAATGAATTAGAAAATAGAAAAAATTTACAAATGAATCAAATACGTGAAATTGAAGAAAAAGAAAAATTACTTTTAACACGTGCAAGAATGTTACAAATATCACAAGATCGTAATTCTTATAAAAAAAAAATAATATATACATTAATCGCAGTTATATTCGGAATTTTTATATTAACACTAGTTATATATGTATTATTTGTAAGAAAAATTGCAATGATTAAAAATAAATAATATATTATATAATTATATAATTATATAATGACTTCTAATCCTAATAATCAAAATATTAAATGTGCGAAAATAAGTTCTACTAATAGTTTTTGCGTAGGTTTTCAACCAGATAATAAAGTATATTGTTATGGTGATGATAACGGGTGTAAAACGAATGATTGTGTTTCAGATCAAGATTGTAAAGATAAATATAATACAATAACTTCATCTAAATATGATGATACAACTAAATCAGATCCAAAATGCGATGGTACAGATCCGACGAATAATTGGAAAAGATATGCATGTCCAAATCCTTATCGTTTAAAATGTTCAAGTGATAAATCTTGTGTTGGTTTTGAATCGAATCATGAGGTATATTGTTATGGGAGTAAAACAGGATGTTTATCTGATCAATGTACAACAGATGCTAACTGTACAAGTGTTGTTAGAGAAAATAAATATTCTTTAGGTGTTTTTGACTGTAATGCACCTAATAATATTGTTGATCCAAGCGATAAGCGTTTATATGCATGTCCGGATCCATATCAGGTAAATAATATGGATGTAGATGAATTAGACAATATATATAGTAAAAATGAGACTATAATAAAAAAAGAAAGAATTCAACAACAATTATTAAAAGAGATAGAAAGTAAGGAAAAATTATTATTAACACGTTCACGAATGTTGCAAATATCTCAAGATAGGAATTCTTATAAAAAATTGTTAATATATTATTTTACTGCTAGTGCATTTATGTTATCAATAATAATACTATTTATATATTATATTGTTCGTAAAAAAAAAGTGTAAATAGTAAAAAGATACTTTATTTATAATTTATTTAAAAAAAATTATAAAAATAAATTATATCATTTATATTATATTACTAGTAAGCATGAAATGTGGATCAAATAAATTTTGTGTTGGATTTGAACCAGATAATAAAGTATATTGCTATGGAGATAATAACGGTTGTAAATGGAATTCAAATGATTGTAATACAGATCAAGATTGTATAGATAAATATACTACATCATCGCCTAAATTTACAGATGGTGATCGACCTTCGTGTAGTAATATTACATCTACAAATTGGAGGACGCCCGATGCTTGTCCGAATCCTTATAGTATAAAATGTGGACGTAATAAATTTTGTGTTGGTTTTGAATCGAATCATGAGGTATATTGTTATGGAGATAATAATGGATGTAAATGGAATTCCAATGATTGTAATACGGATCAAGATTGTGAAGATAAATATACTACAGCGTCTCCTAAATTTACAAATGGTGATCAACCTTCTTGCACTAATATTACTGATACGAATCCATTATCCAATTGGCGAACACCGGATGCTTGTCCAGATCCATATCCATATTTTAAAGAATGTACTTCTATAATACCAACATGGACTTTTAAAGAGTCATTCGGCAATAACTGGTATACTATAAAAAAAGATGGTTTTAAAATCAATTGGTCTAATTTAGGTATAGCAAGTAATTTAAATATGTCTATATCCTTTTGGTTAAAAATAACTACTATATCATCAGAATGGAGGAATATACTTCATTTATCAAATAATGATAATAATTGTTGTAATGATGGGGATAGAATACCGGGAATATGGATTCCAGCAAATGCAACAAGTTTATATATATCCAATTCCACAACCACTAATTATAACAATGTTTATATTACTAATTCTCTTCCATTAAATAAAGAACAATTTATTACAATAACATTTAATAATCAAACACAAACAATATATGTAAATGCAACATTATTTATTCAATATACTTATCCTTCAACATTAACATCTGTAACTTCAAAAGCAACTTTTTATATTGGTGATCCTTGGTATAATACAGATCAAGGAATTTTAATAAAAGATTTTGCATTGTATAATTGTAGTTTATCACAAAATTATATATCATTATTATATAGTTCAGTACAAAGTACATTATGTAATTATCAATTAAGCGCTCTTGAAAAACAATGTTATCAAAATAATTATCCTCAAGATTTATCAAATATGAATATAAATGAATTACAAAATCATTGGTCAAATATTGGATGTAAAGAAGGACGTAGTAATCAATGTCCATCTCAACAAAATAGTTCTGGATTATATAAATATAAAGGATGTTTTAATGATACGAGTATAAGAGCAATTCCGAATGAACAAAAAAATGTTAGCAATATAGATGAATGTGCATATATAGCGGAAAAAAACAATCAAAATGTATTTGGTGTTCAATTTAGTGGCCAGTGTTTTACAGGATCAAATATTGAAGAAGCTTATCAATATGGACCAAATTTTAATAGTAGTCAATGTCCTTCAATGGGTGGACCATGGACAAATCAAGTATATGTTAGAAGCAATAATTTTGAATCAAATGTAAATACAACACTACCAGAATTATCAAGTGCTAATTTTGGAACAAAAGAGAATTTTTCAAATATTTTAAATAATTATGATAATAATAAAACAACAACACAATTTAGTTTTATGATATTATTATTAATAATAATCTTATTTATTATTTATTATTTTTTCCGAAAATGAATAGATTTTATAAAAAATATTATGATAATATATCATAATATTTTTATAAAAAAATATTATGATATATTATTATATATGAATTTATTATTACATTATGATTTTAGCGCATCTTCTTTTGTATCACCAAATATAATTAAAAATATTGCACCAGGATCAACATCTTATGAATACAATGCAACAATGGTAAATAATCCAATGATAAATAGCATTGGTGTTACAAATGATACACCTTCTGTATTATTTGATTCTACACAAGAACAATATATTAATATACCATCATTTTTAACATTAAATAATGGTTTAACATTTACATTTTGGTTTAAATCAATTAATAATAGTGAATGGGCAGCAAGAATTTTTGATTTTTCGAATGGTGCCGGAAGTAATAATATAATCGTTTTATTTAATTATGGATATTTAGGATTTAGTGTATATGGCGGATCAAGTGGAAATCAATATTTTCAATCACTGCAAGTAGTTCCAAATGTAAATAATAATACATGGATTCATATTGGATGGACTTTATCAAGATCTAATATTTGGAATATATATGTAAATGGAAAATTATACCAAACGATTCGTTCAGCAACTTATCCAAACTCAATTTATCGAAATACAAATTATCTTGCAAAAAGTGCATGGTCACCATCTGATCCATATTTTTCAGGAAATATTGCAAATTTTAGATTTTATAATAGTTTATTATCTGAAAGTGAAATATTAAGTATTTATAATAATGAACTAAGTTTACAAAATACACCATCAGGAGATGCACCAATAAATTCAGGTTATAATCAATTATATAATCAAATATTTTGTGATTTATTTCAAACAAATAATGGATTTAATCAATGTCAAAATTGTAATTATGGTTCATCTCATTCAGTGTACAGTAAATCTAAACAAGTTAATGAAGACAGTTGTTTAAATACATGTCAAAATGAACCAAGTTGTACTTCTTATAGTTATGATACCACAACATCAAATAATAATTGTACTTTATATAATTCATTTCCAAGTGTAATTTTAAGTGCAGGAAATGGAATTAATTCCGGATATTCATTGAGTAAATACGGGTATGATTTTAATAATTTAACAAATGAACAAAAATCAAATGTACAAAAAAAATGTATTACACAATATTTTGATAATAAATATACTCCAAATAAAAATATAGATGTATCTTCATGTTTAACGATAAATAATGATAATAATAATACAAATATTAATGCAAATCCAGAATGTATATATAATATATATGAAAACAATGGATTAACATTACAAACACAAGATAATAGTGTTTATGAAAATAATCCAAATCTGAATACATCATATCAAAGTGATCCAATAATAGATGAATATAACACATATTATAAATCCTACTCAGATAATTTACAGAAAACATTAGAAATGAATCACGAATACCCTCCTATAAATAGTCCAGTAGAACAAACAAATATAACAACACAAAATATGAATTATTTAAAAGAATTTATTCATTCTGTAACATCTTTAACAGAAAATTTTGACAATGAAATAAATAATAAAAATTATATTAAATTAATAATATTATTTATTATAATAATTGTAATTATTTTAATATTTGTATTAATATATAGATTTATAAAATAAATTATATGTTAATAATATATATATTATGTCTGATATTACTACGTTAAATAATGTCACAAATGATTTAATATTAAAATATGATGAAAAATTTAATGAATTATATGATAAAAAAGTAAATATTGATTCTTCTATTATGAATAAAGAAGAATTAATTATTAAAGAAAATGATGAAATATATTATAAGAATAATAGAATTACAATATTACAATATACAAATGTTGGAATTATAATATTTGGTGTTTTGTTAATTATTTATGGAATGGGTAAAATAGATTTTTGGAAATTTATAATATTTACTATTGTTCTTATAGTAATATATCTATTAGTTGTATATATTACAAGCTATATACGTCTAACTTCTGAAAAGTTAATTAAAAATATTAAAGGTCTAAAAGTTAAAATGGCAGAATATATTGATACAGTAATCGCCGATGATTTAAATTATCAATGTCCGACAACTTGTACAGAAAATCCAGATGTAAGTGAAGGTAATACAATATTAGGATATGAACAACCAACATTAAGAACAGATCCACAATTAGATGTATGGAAATATGGAGATATTCCAGAAAATACATATACAAGTCGTAGTACACCTGCAAGTGCATTTTATTCAAATTATGATAGTATACCAAATTATAGAACAACTTTAGAAGGATTTTCAAATACTAATGAACCGAAACCATTTTTTACTACAACTTATCCAATTTCAACATATTATGAATGTGAATGGAATGGAGGAGATGATAACAAGATAGGATTACCAAATACTGAACCTAAAACATATTCATTAATTCCATGTAGTTATAGACCGAATTATACTGAAAAAGCAAGATATGTATGTAGGAAAGATCCGAATGGTGAAAATTTAAATTTTAATGAAATATGTAATAAAATAATTTTATAAATAAAATGAAAGGATTTTATAAAAACATTTATTTTATTTTACATTTGAAATTGTTTTAAAATTCTCACTTTTTTTTAACAATAAAAAGTGAGAATTTCAAAATCATTTTAGGTGTAAATACAATTTTAAATATATTTTTATAAAAAAATATATTTAGTAGAATTTTTTTTTAGAATGACTTTATAATTATTTTAAAAATAATTATAAAAATATTATAATATATTATTATATATGAGTGATTTATTATTTCAATATGATTTTAGTACATCTACAATAACTAATAATGTTACAACAATTAATAATATTGCTCCAACCGGTAATATATATAATGCAACAGCAATTAATGGTCCTATAATAGGTAGTCCAGGTGTGACAAGTAATACAACTTCTGTATTATTTGATTCTACAAAACAACAATATATTAGTATTCCTAATTTTACAACAGGAAATAATGGTTTAACATTTACATTTTGGTTTAAATCAATTAATAATAGTGGATATGGAACATCAATTTTTGATTTTTCGAATGGTGCCGGAAATAATAATATATTCGTTATATTTGATAATGGATCTTTAAGATTTTCTATATATGGGAATAGTGGTGTTGGGGGGACTTCATTAGATAATGTAGTTCCAAATGTAAATAATAATACGTGGATTCATATTGCATGGACTTTATTACGATCTCCATCTAATACTTGGAAAATATATGTGAATGGTATATTAAAAATTACGGAATCTAAGAATTATCCAAACTCAGTTCAAAGAACTCAAAATTATCTTGCAAGAAATTCATGGCCATATCCATATTTTTCAGGAAATATTGCAGATTTTAGATTTTATAATAGTGCATTAACCGATACACAAATACTATATATTTATAATCCATACTTTTTAGCGATTGCAAATGAGAAAGATCGGAAATATTTAGACAATCAAGACACTATTAATGAGGCTATTAATCCGGCTAATAATAAATCAATGCAACAGGTTATTACAGCTATTAATGAAAACTTAGCACAATTAACATTAGTACAAAACCAACTGAATAAAGAGAATAATATTGATCAAGAAATATTAATTAAAAAACAACAATTATTAAAATTTAAAAATGATGATTTATCAAAACAATTACAAGAACTTGAAATAATAGAATCAAATATATCAAATAAAGATAAAATAATACAACAAATAAATTATAATATTGAACGTCAAAATATGAATATTAATAATTTAATTATTTCAATAGTATTGGCAATAATATTATGTGTAGCAGTAGGTTTATATGCATTTGGTAAAATAGATAATACAAAATTTATATTATTCGTAGTTATAATTATAATATGTTATATATCATTATTTTTATATACATATAACATTTTTTATATAAAAGATGCAATATCATATTTATTTAATGCACGATCTATTCAAAGTTTAGGAAATAAACTCATAACATGGGAAGATACAATTGAAAAAGATTCAAAAAAAAGATTGGATGATCTTGAACAATCATGGATAGAAAATAATTGTGTATGTCCGAATCCATCAGATGGTGATGATGGTGGTCAGAATGATGGTTCAAGTGATAGTTATATAAGTATTGAAAATAAAATTATTCCAGAGCATGCAGGATATTTTTATTATGATCAATCAGCACCTCCTCAATTAATTGTTCCAGAACCAGTACCGACTATTGATAAGAATAAAATAGATTGGGTAGATTATTCATCCAATGGAAATGTATTATATAATCTAAATAGTAATAAAATTTCATATGATAATACACATTATTATCAATATAAAAATACAGAAGATCCAGCTATAAAATTAAAGAAAAATATAAATGATTTTAATTTAAATGAAGTTAATGCTAAAAAATCATTTGTGAACAATACAACATATAGTACAAATTTTTAAACATAAAACATAAAATTGGAAATTATAATAAAAAAATATATTTAATAATAATATGGATAATCATAAAAAAAGTTGTTTTTCAGATAATGATTGCGACGATAATAGTATATGTGCTTTTAATAATGATGAAATGGAACATTATTGTATTAGTAATAATATTAATGATTTATACTATGGATGTATAGAAAATATTAAAAATATAGATTCTGTTGAATCTAAATCTAATTTAGATCATATAAATTATAAAAATTGTATTAATTTTACAAGACGACAAATAAATAGTGAAGGAATAGAATATAATTATATGATATTTAAACCAAAAAGATATGCATATGTAGATACTTCAACTATTAATATTTATTTAAAATGTGAGAATGAAATATTAGTAATTATACCATATAATGATTATTTTAATTTAAGATGTGATGAAAATCGTGAAAATTGTATATTGGAAGGAAAAGACTCATTGCTAAATTTTATTATACAAAATAGTAAAAATTGTAATAAAAAATTATATTTAGAAATTATTTATGAATGTGAAAACGAAGGTATTAAAAAAAAAGAAACAATACCAATTTATATGGATAATTTTAAAGACATAAATATTAAATTAAAATGTCCTATTGATGAAAATAATGATAAATTCAAATCAAAATGTGAAGCTGTATATATAAATAATTTTGATAAACAAAATGAGATAAATTCGTTTTTAGATATAAAAAAAAGTTTATATGAATGTAAAAATCCAGTATATAATATTCCTGTTATTACTAAAAATATTAATAATTATAAAAAAATAAAAGCTAAATATTCTAATTTAGAAATAAAAGAGTATGATAATAAAATAACTGAAAAAATAAAAGACCTTAAAAGATTAGAGGCAGAAAAATATATAAAATTAAAAAAAATTCAAACTGGTATAGATATAACATTTGAAGATGCATATAATATTATTAATAATTATTCTATAGATAAATTAGTAAATAATTCAACTGAAAAATGGAAAATATACAATAATTATGATGCAGTACAAAATTTATTAAATGATGAACATTTAATAAAATATTATGGAAAAGTATATACGATAGATGATGCAATTAAAGTATCAAATGAAAATGAACAGAATTTTTTTGTATGGTATAATAATTCATATGAATTAGATGATTTTGCAAGTAAATTATATTTTATTGATATATATAGTATAGATGATGATATATATAATAAAACAAATTGGGTTAAGCATGAAAATGTTACAACATGTATTTTAAAATATGATTTTGAAAATTTTACAGATGAAAATAAATTAGAAGAAAATAATTTGAAGGAATTATTTGATGCTATAACAGATCAAACTGCTGCAAATGCAGAATTACAGAAACAACAATATTTAGATACATTTCAAAAAATAGATTTCAAAAATCTAAATAATGTAATTATAAAAAATTTAAATGATAAAATAACAACATATAGTCAATCAATTACTATGAATAATTATGAAACAAATATAAATAATAAAATTTTAATTGTATTATCTGTTATATTATTTTTAATTTTTGGTATATTTATTATGGTAATTGTATATTATCATGCTAAAAGTGCAGGAAAAATTAAATTATTAGGTCCATAATAATTTCTATGAACTATTTTTATCAGAAATTTTTTGTAATAATTCACCAATATATACCATTTTACTATTTATTGTTTCTAGTTGATCTTCATATTTTTTTTTATAATATTGATTTATTAAATACATTGAAAAAAATAATATTATAAAAATAATACATGCCATTTGAATAACTTCAAACTTCATAGATAAATAAATTATTATTGAAGATAATATACTTAAATAAAATAATGCAATAATATCTTCTAAATATGGAATATTATATTTTTTTTTAATATATTGTAATATTGATAAATTATCTTCCATTATATTATGTTATTATTTTTTTTTTATAACTTCTTTAATATTTTTTTTAATAGTTTTTTTTTCTTGAATCTCTTCATCTGAAATTATAATATTTCCATTTTTATCTTTCTTATAATTATTAAAAGATAAACCAATAATAATTTTATATATTTTATTACAATAATGTAATTTTTTTTGTATATAATTATTTTTTAAAAAATTATCAAACATTATATATGAATCACTGACCAATGAACAAAATATTAAAGTTATAAAAATAGATTGTGCAATATTATCTATAGTATCAGATGAATTATTGTTATCCATTAATAATATACTATAATATAGGCTTTTTTTTTAAATATAAATATTATTTATGATTCTAAATAAAATTCATCATTATTTTTTTTTTTTAAAACTTTATTTACAAGTTTTTTATTTGATGGTTTTTTAACAGGTAATTCTTTATGAATAGGTAATTCTTCTTTATAAATAGGTACAGGATGTAAATCTTCTAATAAAGGTTTGTGTGCTGATATACTTTCATTATCAGATAAACTTTTATCTTTAGATAAACTTTCATCAACCGATAAATCATTATCTTCAGATAAACTTTCATCATCTTCCGATAAACTTTCATCATCTTCTGATAAACTTTCATCCTCAGATAAATTTTTATCTGTTTTTTCTTTTTTAATTTTATTTATTTCTTGTTCATAATTTTTAACTTTACTTTTTAATTCTTCTATTTTTTCTTTTAAACTAGAAAATGTATTCGATTTTGTAGATATAACAATTTTTCCATCTTTATTTTTTTTTATAAATTTATTACCAATAATAATATCATATAATATAAAAATAATCTTTGTAATATTATTTGTTATTAAAGTTATTGAATCTACACATTTATTCATTTCATCTATTGATTCTAACATTATTATATCAAATCCTTTTTTAAAACCATCTTCTTTATTTTGTTCAATAATTTTAAATAAATTACCAACTTTTATTATAAATGCACCAACACCAATAAATGCGAATCCAGTTGTAATTGTATTTGTTAATAAATTAAAAATTGCATACATAATTTATATATAAATAATAAATAATATTTAAGTTAATTTATTTAATTTTAAATATTGTTTTACATAAAATAAATATAAATATATTTAATAAATTTATTTAATAAATTTATTTAATAAAATATTTTTATGTTATTGTATTATATTAAAAATAGGAAGTTATTTGTAGGAAACTTAGGTTTCAAAATTAATATCCTTGTGTAATTTGTAATTCAGAATTTGGTCTATCATATCTAAATTTAAATTTGAATCCTTTAATTTCTGTAACTGAAATACGTTTGGTTCCATATTTTTTCTTTAGATATTTTTTAAATTCCACTTTAGATGGATATTTATGATTGCTGAAAGTATCTTCATACCAAATTTTAAATTCATCATACATTTGTGTAATATCTATTGCATCTGAATTTTCTTTTGTTTCTTCTAAATTTTCAGAAATAAAATCAGTGTATATATCACATTGTTTCTGATATTCTAAAGTAAATTTAATAATTTCAAGAGGAACTTTAATACCATTTAATTTATATTTTTCGTAATATACATCTAATAATAAAGCCATGAATAATTCCTTCCAATTTTTCAATTTTTCAGATAAATATTTATCAATCGGAAATTCATGACTTTCCTTTGGATTTTCACAAAATCTACTTTTAAATTCAATCACTTCCATTCTTCTCCATGTTCCTGAATCATTTGGAGGTACTTCTGGCATTTCATTACATAATAATGCAAGTTTAAATTGAGGTTTAAATTCAATCGGTTCTTTATGTAATGCACGTGCTTTTATTTTATCACCGCCCGTAAATTCTTTTAATAATCCCGCATTAATTCGTTCATTTTCACTTGGTTCTTCAAAATATCCAAAACGTTTTCCTTTTGATTGTACAATTTCTGGTGTGCATGCATTAGATGCTGCTCTTTTACCAGTTAACATAGTAATTGGAAATTTAATAGCATACATTCCTAAACAATGTACAAAAAGTTCAAGAATTTTTGATTTACCATTGGAATTATGTGTAACTATGTTATTACCCATAATATAACAATGATTACCGTCTAGTTCAAATCCATAAAAGTAATCATTATTTACTTTTGTAAAATGGAATGAAAATAGTTTCTTATCTGAATTGAATAAAAAATAATTGTCTTTATTTTTTATATGTATAAAATCATTGACAGATATTTCAATATATTTCATTCTATTATTTTCTTTCAAATAGAGACATAAAATATGATCTCCATTAACAATAAAAGATTCAAAGGATTCTCCTTTAAATTCATACATAGTACTAAAACCATGTTTTAACTCAAGTACATTTCTTTCTGTTGAATCATCGCCCATTATTTTATCTCCAACAATAATATCCTGAACTTTTTTATAAGTACCATCAAACATTTTAATAATAGTATTCAATGCATGACATCCAATTCCAGTCCAAATTCTAAATTTTTCTTCTGCATTATGTCCTTGTAAACAAGAAGCAAAATAGGTTAAGAAATAAAATCTCACCTCTTCATCGGTAAATACAGTATCAATAAAATTTTTTAATTCAAACCAATATTCATGATTTTCATCAAAATCAATTTTATCAATTTCAGTGTTCATTTCAACATAATCATCGGGGCGTCCATCACGTAATTCACCTTTTTTAAGGTCATAAATACCATTTGTAAAACCAATTAAATAAGGGTTTGCATCTAATTTTTTTACGAATTCTTTATTTGAAAAAAGTTCTTTACATTCTTTCATAATATTTTCTTTAAAAGCGGTTGTTTTTAGTTTTTTAATAACTTCTAATACAACACCATTTTTTTTCTTATATTCTTCTTTTTCTTCTTCTGTTACTTCTTGATTATTTATTAAGATTTGACCACTTGCAACTTGATTATAATAAGACATTAATTTAGCATAATTTTTACATAATTCATTTGATATTTTTTGTCTTAATGACATACCATCATTTTCACGATGCCATAAATGATTTTTGTAAATATACCAATCATTATCTGAAAAAACAAAATCATATTCATACATTTTAAATAATACAAATGCAATATCATAATTAGATTGTGTTTTGATACTTAAATCAATCCATTTACTAATATCTTTATCTTTATACTCGTCATATTTTTTTTTATTATCAATTTTTGCCCAGTAATGAATACATGCAATAGTTAAACCTTCATTTTTACTTTTATCCCATATTTTTTCACATTCACCATCCTTAAATTTAGATGATTTTTTACTAAAATCTATCCATATATCAAGTAGTTCTTGTGAATTAGGATCAATATTATGAAGTGCCCATCCAAGTTCTAACCACTGATTATAGTTAGATGCACGATCATCGCTCAGTATAAAAACAAGGTCTCTAATTCGTACTGGATCATAATTAATGTTACTAATAATTTTTTTAGTTGCTTTTTTCTTATTTGTAATCTCAATTAAATGTTTTTTGTCATCTTTGATTGGTATTATTTCTGATTCTTTTTTATCTCTTATAGAAAAAAATCTGGCAAGATTTATATCTGCATTTCCAAAATAAGATTCAAAAGATATACTATCTGAATTTCCATTATATATATATTTTAATTTATATGGATTTCCTTTTGGTTTATCTTTATTACTACCATATAATAACCATAAGGTATTGGGTGAAATAACCGATCTATCTACAATATCTGGAATAGTATTTTTTAATTCTAAATCGGATAAGATATCTCCAATTTTTTTTAAGATATTATCTCGAATAAAATATTGTACAGCAGGATATGTAATAATATATGGAAATTGAATATGTATTCCATCTTTTGTTATTCCTTTATTCTTATAACTTTCATCTCTTTCAAAAACAAAAGATGTTAATTTATCATCATCTTTATCAATATTTAAAATATTAATAATTTCATTACAATATAATTCAATAATTTTTTTAATATGTGTTTCAGTATGTTTTCTTTCGGATGTATCAAATTCAAATTTAAAATCTAAATCAATTGTCATCGGAAAGAATTCTTGACGTTTTTCTGTAATATGTAATTCTTTACCATTAATTATTGCATCTTCATATAAAGAAAAAAATATATCTATATCAGAGGGTTTAATAAAATAGGAAGCTTTAGGGTTATGCATAGATGTATGTGTATGAACTTTACCATTTTCTACAATATGTTCATCTAAAAAATTAAAAATATCGTATGTTGATGCATTACTTGATTCAATATTCATATATGGTATTTAGATATATTTTTTTAAATAAAAAAAATCTTAAGAAATAAAAAATATCAATTTTTTTTAATTTTATGAATAATTAATATTATAGTATATATATTAAATTATTTTTATTGATGTTATTGTATAAGTAGAATATAGATTTAATTAAAAATAAAATATTCTAAATATATAATATAGGAAAATGATAAATCTTTTTTTTATTATAATAATACTTTTTGTGCTTTTCATGATATATCAAATCTATTTTTATTCAAATATATATAAAAAAAATGAAAACATGATTAAAAAAGTTGAAAGTTTTCAATCTACATTAATAAATATTGATAATAACAAAGATTATTTATTAGATGATGATTCAATTGAAATATTATTAGAGGATTATCATAAATTAAAAAATAATATTTAAATTATTTTTCTTTATTTATATTAATTATTGTTTATGGATCTTTTATTATGTAACTATAAAGAATATTTAAAAAATATTGATGGTAAATATACATTTTATCAGAATAAGGTTGATAATACACATATTAGTAATCCTAAAAAAGATTTGCATAAAACCAGAATGATTAAAGATTATTTGTTCCCGTTATTATATTTAATATATTCATATATATATCAAAAGTTTTATATTCTTCAACAACGAAAATATATTATAATGGAAAATGATTTTAATTATAAAATGTATAAATATTTTTTTAGTCATAAGAATCCAATAGTTAAAAAAGTAAATATATATTTATATAAATTATATAAACCTGTATTATTATCAAATGAAGAGATTAAATATAATGAATTAAATTTTAATAGTAATGGCGATGTAATATATCCAGAAAATATATCTAAGTACATTATACCTGAAATTAGAAAAGGAAAGACACGCAACGAATTAATAAATTTATTAAATGAAATTAATAATAAATTTAATGAAAATAATAATGTAATAATAGATGATACACATAAAGATTTAAAAAATTTAATAAAAAAAACGAAGGAAATATTAGAAATGTTTAAAACTATACAGGAAAATTTTGATGAATCTTATACAAATACTTTTGATAAACATAAAGAAATAAATAATGAAATTCGTAGACGTAGCCCTAATGATCAATATATAATTAATATACCTAATGAAGTTGAATTTAATGAAAGAATTAATAATTTTATATCTGAAAATGTGGAAATTATAGGTTTCAATAATGAAAAAAAAACATTAAAAGAACAATTAAGTAATTTAG